ATGGCCGATATAGCCGAAAGATTAGGCATAATGCACAACAAAAAAGACGAGTAAAACGGTGCAAAAATGCCAAGAAACGTGTCAACCACGCCATTTGTAGGCATTTTGTTAGAATAGCGTAAAATATAGATTTAACGCTAAAATAGCAAAAGTCAGTTAACCGACAGAGCTTTTCTTTTCGGGGCTTAATTTTGGGGCGTTCTTTTTCTGCCGTGTTTTTTTCTGTTCCCCGTGTTCGGAGTCCTGGTGCGTTGGATCGTGCCGGACTACCCCCACCATCGGGACCGCCACTGCGGAAATAACGTATACCCCCCTCAAAAAATTTTACTAAAAATTCAATTTGGGCTTATGCGAAGTATAGAAGAGATACAGAGAGCAGTAGAGCGCGGAGAGCGAGTAACGATGGGGGACCTTAGAGTCCTTCAATTAGACTACTGTAAAACGCATATAGAGTACTTCATCGATAAATACGGTCACATAGAAGATAAGCACGCAGAAGAGTTGATACAACCATTTAAGTTGTGGCCTGCGCAGTTAGATGCACTTAAAAGCATAATGGACCATCGATGGAATATAATCTTGAAAGCGCGACAGTTAGGATTCTCGTGGCTCGTAATGCACATAGCTGCTCACCTAATGATAACTTCATATGGCAAATTGGTAATTGGACTGTCAAAGACGGAAGAGGAAGCGAAAGAACTCGTTCGTAGATTGACAGTCATTTTTCGTTATATGCCAGAACTTATAGCGGAAAAGGATAATGTACCAAACGGATGGGAAGGGCCTATATTTTCATCAACGGCCTTGTCAGTGACAATCAAGTTCCCTAACGATATGGAGTCAAACTTTAAGGCGTTGGCTTCTTCTCCGGGTGCAGGCCGTTCATTCACAGCGAACCTACTAATCTTTGACGAATGGGCGTTTCAGCAGTTTGCGCGAGAGATATGGGAAGGCGGTTTCCCTACCATCAACAGTAAGAATGGTGGTAAGGTAATCGGATTGTCTACTATTGCCCGTGGATCTCTTTTCGAGGAAATGTTTACCAACCCTGATAACGGATTTAACAAAATCTTTATTCCTTGGTATGCAGACCCTTCAAGAGACGAAGAATGGTACGAACAAACGAAACGTGCTTTGGGAGACGGAATCACAGCCGAGTATCCCGCGACTATTGACGAAGCGTTGCAAGTACCGGGCGGTGCGTTCTTCCCAGAAGTAACAAAAGACACGCACGAGACAAAGGATGAATTAACGGGTCCTTTAAAGCGATATTGTGCGATTGACTACGGCTTAGATGCTTTGGCTGCAATCTGGATACAAGTAGACACGAAGAACAATGAACAAGGATACCGTTGTTTGAAAGAGCCTAACTTAACCATCAGTCAAGCGTGTGAACTGTTAAAGAGTCGTAGCGCATATGAACACATAGACTTTTACTTAGCCCCTGATGATTTGTGGAATCGTAGACAGGAAACGGGTAAGAGTGCAGCAGATATATTCCTTGAAAACGGAATCAGCTTAATAAAAGTCAACCGCGATATGTTCAACGGTTGTATGCAGATGAAAGAACACTTAAGAGTGAGGGAGAACGGGAAACCGAACCTCACTTTTTTGTATGGAACGTGTGATGAATTAATACACGACCTACAAAAGATACAGAAAGACAAGAACAAACCAACGATATACGCAAAAACACCGCATGAGTTGACGCACCTACCAGACGCATTAAGGTACTTTTCTACTTGGTGGACTACTCCGGCAGCGGAGAATGAGAGAAATAAACGCCTTGAGAAGTGGCCTGATGATAGGTTGGAAGATTGGGACAATGCGAGTCCGAAGATGCGGGATATGATGCGTGAGTTGTACGGAGAACCCATAAGATGAAATGGTGGAACAAACTTATGAGAGATATTACAAAGCCCGAAGTATCCAAGAAACTTAAGGAATGGAAGAAGAAATACGAGAACGCCAAGAACGAATACGAAGCGAACCTTAACTTGATGGACGTTTACGACAAGATGTACGAAGGTGACCGTCATGTTAACCGCAATCCTAACAATGGTGGCGGATTATCCAAGGTTTTGGCGATTAACGTAAGAAATATCACTTTTGACCTTATCGAGTCGGAAGTTGATTCAGCAATCCCGTTCCCTAAAGTAATCCCCATTCACAAAGAGGATGAAGAACAGGCGAAGATACTTGAAGCGTTCTTACGTGGAGAGATTGATAAACAGCACTTTAAAGCCAAGAATGACGTTCAAGAGAGAACTACTCCTGTACAGGGTGGCTCTTTTAATATTGTCGAATGGGATAACTCAATAAAGACACATTGCGCAGTCGGGGATCTCTCAGTAAACGACCTTCATCCGAAGCAAGTAATACCACAGGAAGGTGTTACAGAGCTTGAAAAGATGGACTACGTATTTATCCGCCAGAATCAGACAAAGGACTACATTAAACGCCGTTTTGGTAAAGATGTATCCACCGAAGAAGGCGTTGCAGAGGACGAAGATAAGCCTTTAGAGAACATCGTTGAACTCGTTACTGTTTACTTTAAAAACAAAGATGGTGGCATAGGTCGTTACAGATGGGTAGGCGATGTTGAGATAGAGGACAGCGAAGACTACGAAGCACGAAGCATAAAGGTATGCAAAGAGTGTGGCGCAACAGTAATGGGTGATGAATGTCCTCAGTGCGGTTCAAAGAAGTTTGAGACACAGACTGATGAAACAGATACAATCTCGATTCCCGTTCAGGCCACAGACGAAATGGGTAATCCTATTTTTAATCCTGACGGAACACCCGCAATTACTTTAACAGAGGTTGAACTTCCTTACTACAAGCCCGGTATGTTCCCGCTTGTTTTAAGAAAGAATATCTCAAAGTACAAATCATTCCTTGGTTTTTCAGATGCAGCAGCGATTGAAGACCAACAGGATACGATAAAGAAACTCGGTTCAAAGATAAACGAGAAGCTGTTAAAAGCGGGTTCCGTTTTGACGATGCCTGCCGGAGTTAACTTCCAGAAGAACGATGAAGAGTTCAAGATCCTGAGAATTGATAATCCACAGCAGTTGTCAATGATTCAGGTATTAACTTGTCAAGCAGATGTATCAAAGGATATGGCCTTCTTGGAAACCAATTATCAGTGGGCTAAATCATCCCTTGGTATTACAGACGCATACCAGGGCAAATACGATTCATCGGCTACATCGGGTGCTGCAAAACAGTACTCAATCAATCAGGCTGCGGGCCGTTTGGAATCTAAACGAGTAATGAAGAATGAAGCCTACGCGAAGTTGTACGAGTTAATGTTCAAGTTTGCTTTGGCATATGCAGACCAACCCATTCCGATAACGATGTCCGGCAACGATGGCGAATTAGAGTTCAGTCACTTTGATAAATCCGATTTCGTCAAGTTTGATGCAGACGGAAAGCCTTATTGGAATGACGAGTTCCTTTTCACAATCGACACTACTTCAACACTTCTTACCAACCGTGAAGCGATGTGGAATCAGTCAGACCTCAAGTTACAGAGCGGAGCCTTTGGACCTTTGGGCGATTTAAGAACTATGAGACTTTATTGGTTAGAGCAAGAGCGTAACGGTTATCCTCATGCCGGAGAAGTGTTAGCAGAAGTTGAGAAGATGCTTGCACAGCAGAATGAAGCGATGGCAGCGCAGATCCCGATGGAAGGAGAGATACCTAATGAAATGCCCCAGATGTGATTTTGATGCACAGATAATCAAAAGCAAACTGATTATGAAAGATGACAAGTTAATGAGAGTTTTGACATACGCTTGTCGGAATAAGAACTGTGCGATGTATGAAAAAGAAGTCGGCAAAGAAGAAGTAGAAATACCTTACGAGAAGGAAGGAGAAAACGAATGAGAGTATTTGTTAAAGATGGCGGTCAGAAAGAGTTTTATATTGACGCGCTTACAGAATCAGCTCCCACAGGAGTAGTTGAAGGACATATCCCCGTAGAAGAAGGCGATTTGTGTATTGATGAAAACACAGGAAACACCAAGTGTTATAAAGCTTCGGGCTGGACTTCTTGGTCGTAAGAAAGGGGTAATTTTATGGATGCTGTAACATTACAATTAGCAAAAAAATATACCGCAGAAACCGCCGAACAGTTTGGAGCATTAAAAGGCGCGAACTGTCAGGCTGGCACAGCAACAGACATTATGGACGGAACAGCCAAAGTTGGAAAGCGTATGCCTTTTTTATGGGTAAACGACGAAGAACAAACACAGACTTCCAACATGGATATTATGTATGCCGATATTGCGGCGATGGTGCTTGCTTCATTAACGACAGCAGAAAGTCAAGAGGTGTAGCAAATGAGCAAATGGGTAATAGATTCGGGAACTTTGACGGATATTGCCGATGCGGTTAGAGCAAAAACGGGTGGTTCTTCAAACATTGAAGTATCCGATTTGGCTACCGAGATTGCTAATATCCCTCAAGGAACAGTCGAACCGATTAAATTAAACGCAACATGGAAGAACGATGATTCCGCAAGTGCATACGGAGAAATCTTCTTAACCGCAAACAATGCTGATTATAACGGTAACTACGATATCATGTGGGCCGACAGCAACGGAGCGTTAACCGATTATGTTAAGATTGATACCGTAACCTTAGATGTGGACAACGGTAAAACAATGGGTTCTATAAAACTCATGGAGTTTAACGCAATTCCCACTGATGCGACAAAGATTGTTGCGGTGAAAAACAACAGTGTAGTTGCTTCTTACGACATACCGCAGTACAAGCAGTTTGATGCAACAGTATACGGTACAGTACAGAACAAGAAAGCACTTTTTTCCGACCAGCACCAAGGATACGAAACTTCAACAGATGACATACAAGCGATGCTTGAATATGCCGATGCAGATAATGATATTGATGCGGTGTGTGGTGCGGGTGACTTAACCGCAAACGGATATACTTCTGAGTTGGATGCTTGGTTAACTAACCGAGACACATACAGAGGTACAAAGCCTGTTTACTGTTGCGGTGGCAATCACGAAGCAAGTACATCAAACGCTATTATGACAAAGAATCCCACGGGATTAAGAAAGTATCTTGATACCGATTGGGTTGACGAAACCGAAAATTATTTCCTGAAAGAAATCGATGACGATATTTACATCTTCATTTCGGTATTTGAAGGAACAACGCATAGTGCTAAAAACACGATGCTTACAACCGCTTCTCTTGATTGGCTTGAAACACAGCTTGAGACTTACCGCAATCAGAGAGTGTTCTTGTTCATGCACATTCCGCCTTTGTGGAGCATAAGCGGTATGAAACAGAACGGACAGTACATCGGATTTGGTAACGGCAACGGAGCATATACCCTTGACCTTTGGGGAACAAGCGGTTCAGACAGAACGAGATTCCTCAACCTCTTAGACCATTATAAGAACGTAATTTGGTTTAGCGGACATTCCCACATCAAATATCAGTACCAGAACGTGTGGGACCACTTAAATGTAATGCAGTACAAGGGCGGAGCAAGGTTTGTTCACTTATCTTCTTTGGTAGTTCCGAGAGATATTATAGACGGGTCCGCAACAGGACTTATCTACGCAGAGGGTGAGTTCTCCGTTATGGAAGTTTACGAGAACGCAATTCGATTAAAGAGCTACAACCTTATCGAAGAAAAGTTCTACGGCCTTTGTGAGTACATTATTGACACAACACCCGTTACAATTCCTTCAAGTTCAAAAACAGTAGTAAGCATTAGCGCAACAAAGACAAAAACTTCTTACTACACAGACGAAACGCTTTCAACGGCAGACATTACAGTAACCGCAACATTTTCCGATAGTACCACATCAGATGTTACAAGCAGTGCGGTGTTTGATACGAGCAACGTTGACTTGACTTCGGAAGGTACTTACACAATCGGCATTAGCTACACATACGAAAGCGACACTGTAAACACATCAGTTCAGGTTACGGCTACCGAAAGGCCGAGTGTAAAGACCTTATCAAGCATTTCAGCAAGCAAGACCACAACAACCTACACAGAAGGCGATACATTAAGTACCGCAGACATTACAGTTACGGCAACATACTCAGATACTACAACGGCAGATGTTACGGCATCAGCAGTGTTTACTACTTCTGGTGTAGATATGTCAACGGCGGGTGCTTACACAATTGGAGTAAGCTATACCGAAGATGGCACAACAGTAACCACATCGGTAGGAATTACAGTATCATCTGACACGGGCGGTTACACAGTTTTGTTTGACGCATCTTGGGATGGTTCGATTGCTTCCGCGGGCGGTTCACTCGATGGCACTTATGCAACCGCTATATCCGAGGGAATTACGAAAAGTGGTTCTACATTAACAGCAGAGCCAGCTTCTTCCGCACAAGATAAAAATCTGTATTACAGAGTTCTTGCTGATACAGGATTAAGTTATAGTGGCAAGGTCGGATTTGGTATTGGCGTTGGTAACACATCATCGAAGTGGGCTAAACAGGGAAGTCCTTTTTATAGCTTTACTTCGAGTTCGTGGCAACCGATTATTTCCAATGTTAACGATGAGCCTTTGAAACTGACTTCTTCACACAATCTGTTATCAGTACAAATGAAGTCAAGTTCAAGTGCAACGGCAACGTTCCCTGTAACAATCAATGCAAGAATACAGATTGGTTATTCTAATACTTAAATAAGTTCCATAGTCGGTAGATTTGGGCGGTGCAGAAACCTAAATGGTAAATGTACCGCCTATCTATTTAAACGAGCGTATAGACGCTTATAGAGGGTTAAAACGTTTCGGCGGGTCAGGCGATTCGGGGAAATCGTAAACCACCCTCTTTAGGTAAAAAGTATGAACCCACCTAATCAGTTAATAGCATTTTTGATTGATGCTTATATTCATTCAGATATTAAAAGGCAAATACTAAAACGGGTCTTTTGCGATGACAAAAAGCCGTGTGAGCTGGAAGACGAGTTTGGATATTCGTCAAGGCAAATTGAACGGTACATCAAAGAAGGAAAGCAGATGCTTGCCGAAAAAATGTCGGTTTAGTGTCGGTTTAATGTCGGTGCTTCCAAATATTTTAGGCACTATGCTTAAAGTAAGAAGGGAGAACGACTATGAGTTTTGTATTAAAAAATCCTAACCCACATGATTTAAACGTTGGTGATTGCGCAATTAGAGCAATCTCGATAGCACTTGATAAACCTTGGAACGATGTTTACTCCGAGGTTGCAATGGAAGGTTTAATGCTTTCCGATATGCCTTCTTCAAACAGAGTGTGGGGCAAATACTTAGAAGAAAAGGGATTTAAACTTAATATCGTTCCTGATAGTTGTCCTGATTGCTATTCCGTTTCGGACTTTGCTGAAGACTATCCCCAAGGAACCTACGTGTTAGGTTTAGGACATCATACCGTTTGTGTAAAAAATGGTTCCTACTATGACACATGGGATTCTGGTGGAGAAACAGTAAAGTATTATTGGCAGAAGGGAGCAGACAATGTTTAACTTTCAGACGATGAACAACATGATTTCGATGATGAATCAGTTTAAATCAAAGCCTTCTCAATTCTTGTCACAGAAGTTTAACGTACCAAGTGACTTGAACGATCCGCAGAAAATAATTCAGCACTTGCTTGACACGAACCAAGTTACGCAAGCGCAGATTGATGCAATCAAAGGCAATCCGATGATTAGACAGTTTCTTAAATGATATTAAAGTCGGTGCGCAAGGCTTTGATATATACGGACCATCAATGGTGGTGGCCCTTGACCTTTATAGTTTAAAAGGAGAATAATATGGCACTTACAGACGAAGGTGGCATGGTAATGCCCGTAGCACCCACAGGCGGTGGCTTTGGTGGTTTTGGCGGTGGCGATTCCTGGGCTTGGATAATTCTGTTATTCCTCTTTGCTGGTGGCGGTTTTGGAAACGGCTTCGGTGGTGGAAACAACATCTATCCTTGGATGAATCAGGCCGACATTACCACAAACGGATTCCAGAACGCAGCTATCAATTCCGCTGTAACAGGAGTTCAGAACAGTATTACAAGTGGTTTTGGCGATTTACAGACTGCTCTTTGCGGTGGCTTTGCCGGAGTAAACGCTTCAATCACAAATGCATCTATCAATGCGATGCAGAACACAAATGCAATTCAGTCTCAGTTAGCTCAGTGTTGTTGCGATAACAAGACCGCAACATTACAGACACAGGCTATTGTGCAGAGTGAAGGTGCGGCTACAAGACTTGCAATTCAGAATCAGACTCAGGCAATTCTCGACAAGATGTGTCAGCAGGAAATTGATGCGCTTAAGGCTCGCAACGCTGAGTTACAGAATCAGGTACTTGTTCAAAACCTTGCGGCTTCACAGACCGCTCAGACCGCACAGTTAATTGCGGACAACACAGCTCAGACACAGTACATCGTGAACAGAGTTGCCCCTTACCCTATTCCTGCTTATACAGTAGCAAACCCCGTAACACCCGCAACTTTAATCTAAAGGGGGTATGGTTATGCACAAAATGGAAGAACTTAGGGAAAAACTTGTTAAGGAGCTTGAAGAACTTACAAGCAAAGGCGAGATGTCAATGGGTAGCCTTGATGCTATCGACAAACTTACTCACTCTATCAAATCTATTGACACGATTCTTGCCATGAAGGGTTATTCGGGAGACAGATATTCCTATGATAATTCCTACAAGCGTGATTCGATGGGTAGATATTCAAGATATGACGGCGATGGATATTCAAGACGAGACGGTTACAGTCGTGCCGAAGCGAAAAGAGAAATATCCGATACCTTACACGAACTTTCAAGAAACGCCGATGGCGAGTCAAAACGCATGATTGAATCTTGGATGAAAGAGTTAGACAGATAATTTCATAACGGTAGTTAAAAGCACTTACTTCGGTAGGTGCTTTTTTCATACACAAAACTTCGCTTAGGGGAAGCGTGAAAACCCCGGAAAGGACAAATGCATATGAAGTACAATTTACAGTTTTTTGCTGATGAAGAAATCAGCACAGGCGTAGAAGTATCTGATACCGCCGATCAGATGGAAACAGTAAATGAAGATGTCACGAGTGAAGAGACAGAGGGTTCCACAACGCCAGAGGTAGCGGATGCCTCACCCGAAGTTAATCAGACCGTTGACATGAACGCAATCTACGCAAATGCACGTAGAAGGGCAGAAGCAGAGTTTAAGAAGCAGAGAGAAGCAGAAGACGCTGAATTTGCAAGAAGGTTTAGTAACTACACTAACCCCGAAACAGGAAGGCCGATTCTTAGCAGAGCTGATTACTTTGAAGCCCTTGACGCACAGGAGCGTATGAAAGCAAAGGCGGAATTGGAGAGCAAAGGAATTGATTACGGCATCATCGAGAACGCAATCAAAAATTCTCCCCAGATTCGTCAGGCCGAACAGGTTTTACAGAGGATGCATCAGCAAGAAGTCAATCAGCAAATCACTAACGATATTGCAGAACTAAACAAGATGGACCCTTCGATTACATCCCTTGAAACCATACCCGCTGATGTTCTTGAACTTGCAACCAAGAGCAACGTTTCCTTAGTAAACGCTTACAAGATTGCAAACTTCGGAAGAATGTCAACACAGCAGGCATCGGCAATTCAGCAAAGGACAATTAATCAGATAGCAGGCAAGTCTCACTTAGCACCCGTTAACGGTGTTACACAGAATGACGGCCTTGCAAGTATCCCCGCCGATGAACTCGGTTTTTGGAGAGACGCTTATCCCGGACTGTCCGAGACTGAACTTCGCAAGAAGTACACCAGAGTACAGAAAAATTCACAGTAGAAAAAAGGAGATTTTAATTATGTTTGCTTACAGAAAATCCTCAAACGTAGGTAATGCACCTGAGATTATTCAGGTTCCCGCAACCGCAGCAGAAGCCTTTGTTATTGGCGAAGCTCTTACACTTTCTTCCGGCAAGGCTACCAAGGCAACAGGAACAACCAAGCCTGAGTACATCTGCGCAGAGCAGAAGACCGCTATCACAGGCGATACCATTTCTTGCTACCTTGTTGAAGGCAATCAGGAATACGAGACTGTTACTTCCGCAGACGGCGCACTTACCGTTGGTGCAAAGTACACAATCGACTCTACCGGCCTTAAAGTTACCGCTACCGCTACAAGTGGTGTTGCAGAAGTTGTTTCCGTTGATGGTTCCACTTCTGGATCAAAGGCAATCGTAAGATTCAGCTAATCAATAAGAAAAGGAGATTAATACTATGGCTATTATTTTTGCAAAAAACTCAGGCGTTAACGAAGGACTCTACAAGGTTCAGGATGCGGTTATCAAGTCTTGGATGACTGATTATGACACTGAGAAAAACGACTATGACGCATATGTAAATGCAGTATTCAACGTAAAGACCTCTAAGCAGTTCGGTGAGAAACTTGGTTCCACCACAGAGTTCGGTGATTTCGAGATCGTTCCCGAAGGCGGAAACGCTATTCAGGATGAAATTCAGGAAGGCTTCGACAAGCTCATTGTACATGAACAGCTTTTAAAGAAGTTCACTGTTACCGCTGAGATGCTTGAAGATAACCTTGTTGATGACATGAAGACAGGCGCAGAAGGATTCGTTCGTTCTTATCATCGTTCTCGTGCAGCAGAAGCAAGCGCACTTCTTACAGGCGCAACCGCTACTTCTGTTAAGTGGGGCGGAAAAGTTCTTAATACCGCTGCAAACGATGGCAAGGCTTTATTCGCTACCGACCATCCCGGTATGAAGGCAGGCGTTGGCGTTCAGTCTAACGTATTCACAAACGCACTTGGCACAAACGATGAAATGCTTTACAGACTTGCTAACATCGGTAAGAACTTCAAGAACCAGAGCGGACAGCCTATGGGTTATGAGTTTGATACCATCGTTCTTCCTTCCGATGCTTACGCAGAGATCCGTCTTGTAGAAAAGATTATCGCTTCCACCAATCAGGTAGGAAACGACTACAACGATGTAAACGTTTCTAAGGGCAAGTGGAAACTTGTTGTTGACCCTCTTTGGGTTTCCGCAGGACTTGCTAAGACCCCTTACATTATCACTTCTTCCAGAGCAAACAAGGAACTTCGTGGAGCAATGTTCTATGACAGACTTCCTCTTAAGGTTAGAAGCGAAATCGATAAGGATACTTGGAACATGGACTACGTTGGTAGATACCGTGTTGGCGTTGGCTTCAATGATTGGAGATTCGCTATCATGGGCGGTGCTTCCGCAGGTACTCAGCTTTCATAATGTGTTTGCATAAGTCCTCCCCCGTGAGTAGGTTCACACCGAAAAGGGGGAGGATTTTTGTACAAGGAGGATTCTATGACACCTAAAGGTTTAAAGATTGGCGATACGTTTGAAGATATGGGAAGACGCGAAATGCTTCGTTACAGAGTTATCGGTTTTGACGGACAGGGCAACTATATTGCAAAGTTAATCGAAAACGAAGTTGAAGAAGTAAAGGACGAGCCGATTCCCGTTGAAGAATTTATTCAGGAAGAACTTCCGTTTACGATGCCCGATGACGAGTTAGTTGAAAAAGAACAGCCCGTTGTTGAGGAAGTAAAGGAAGTAAAGAAGACGGCCCCTAAGAAGACCGCAACAAAGAAGAAGACCACGGCAAAGAAGACCTCTAAGAAGTAGGAGATAAAAAATGGCAACTTGGTATGACATAAAGTTTCGCACTATGAACAAGATGTTTGCATCAAAGGGAAACAATATTCCCACTGATACATCATCGGTTGATTACTTAGCAGCGATGCCCGGAGCGTGTAACGAAGCATTACAGCGACTTTCAACGGCGGGCAAATTTATTATTAAGTCCATACAGATAGCGCATAACCCCATTAAGAATTTAATCTCGGATGGAAAGAAAATACTTTCATCCGAAGGCGGAGAACTTTCAATCGAAGCAACGGGCGCAAGGTCGTTATACGTTGAAGTTCTGGGGGCCGTAACAATGACGATTAAGGTTGGCGAAACGGAACTCTTAACAGAAGTAATATCAAGCAAAGCCCATTATTCTTCCGTGAGAAAACTTATTACCAACACAGACAACGAACTTGTAAAGGTCAAGTTTGAGTCTGATTACCCTTTTGCAATTAAGAACTTTGCATTGTACGGCGCAACCTTTGAACTTGAAAGCGATGTTCAGAGTTTTGCAGAAGTGATTAAGTACGATTTATCACAGCTTGCCGATTCGTTCTATATGCTTGCACAGGACGGAATCATCTTTGAAGGAAGCGAAGGCGTTTCGAGATATGAACAGACCTCGGATTACTTTGAAGAAGGCGGACGGGTATTAGTCCTTGATAGAAACAAGCCCGGCAACTACACAATCTACTATCGTGCTTATCCTCAGAAGATTACAGCGGATACACCCGACAGTTACGAACTTGAATTAGATCCCGAAGTAGAAGCATTAGTTCCCTTGTACATGGCTTCACAGATTTATAAAGACGATGACAACGGAATAGCAACTACTTACAGAAACGAGTTTGAAGTTGGCTTACAGAGTTTAAAGGATGCGATTAAAGCACCGATGTCAGAAACATTTACAAGTGAAAGTGGGTGGATTTAATGGCGGTTCAGTTCAAAGTACCGAAGACAGTTCCAAGGTCAATAAGTGTTGTTGATGAATTTCTTGGCGTTGACTTCACTAATTCGTCTGCCGCTATTGACATTCGCAGAACTGCAAACGGTCAAAACATGATTAGGTCCGTTCCTGGTAAAGTTCGTAAGAGCATGGGATGGACAACACAAAAAACATATACAGAAGAAAAGATAAACGGATGCCACTTTTTACGTGGTGAAGAAACATATCTTATTCATGCGGGAACTAAGCTGTATAACGGCAACACGGTTGTATACAGCGGTTTAAACGATGAACGTTCTATGTCATGGGAGTTCGATAAGAAACTCTACATCGTAGACGGAAAGAAGATGATTGTTGTTTCAAAGAATGGTTCAACCTATTCGGCCTTGACGGTTGATAGCGTTGCTTACATTCCTACGTTGACCATTTCTAAGGACCCTTCGGGCGGTGGTACGGCTTATGAAGATTTAAATCTTTTACAGCCTGGATTCACCGAATCGTTTTTGGGTCAAGCTGGTGTAACTGAATACAGTTTGTCTTTTGGTGGCCTTGATGCTACCCCCGTAACGGCACAAGTCTTATCCGCTCAGGGCGAGTGGGTAGACAAGACAGAAGGCACACACTTTACGGTTAATCGTACAACGGGAACAGTTTCATTTTCAACTGCCCCTGGCGTTTCTCCCGTAACGGGTGAAGACAACGTGAAAATCACGGCATACAGAACTGTAAGCGGTTATGCATCAAAGATTAACAAATGTAAGATAGGCGTTTTATATGGGGCGAATGGTGGTAATGACAGACTGTTCTTGACGGGCAATCCTGATTATATCAATTACGATTGGTATTCAGAATCGTATATGCCTACGTATTTCCCCGACACAAACTATTCGAAACTTGGTTCCGATGCATCAGCGATTATCGGTTATTCCAAAATCGGTAACTATCTTGCAACGCACAAGGATGATTTTGAACGCGACCAGAACATTATCCTCAGAGGAAGCACAACAGTAAATGACAAGGCCGTGTTTAAGATTACAAACGCTTTGCAAGGATGTGGAGCATTAGCACCTTACTCTTTTGGGTATATTGCTAATGAACCTTTATTCCTTACAACGCAAGGCATATTTGCTGTAACGGCACAAGATGTAACGGGTGAAAAGTACTCGCAGAATCGTAGTTTTTTCTTGAACGGCAAACTATTAAAAGAATCGCATCTTGAGAACGCATACGCTGTTGTTTTCAAAGATATGTACGTTCTTGCAATCAACAATGTTTTGTATATCCTTGATGGTTTGCAGTCAGTAATGACGGACAAATCTTTGCCGTATGCCACAAGACAGTATTGTGGATTTTACCGCACAAATGTCCCCGCCAATTGCTTATGGGTGAGAAACGGAGAGTTGTGGTTCGGTACGGAAGACGGAAAGATATGTAAATTTGCTACTGATACAAACTCGTTGGCAAGTTACAACGATGATGGCGAAGCGATAGATGCAGTTTGGGAAACGCCAGACATCGAAGGCAAACTTTTCTACAAGAACAAAACATTGAGATATATTGCGATAAGACTTGATTCCGCATTGAAAACCTCAATAAAAGTTTTCACCAAAGGGCGTGAAGATTGGGAGTTAGTCAAAGAAAATGCTGCAAACGGTGATTCCTTTGCCTTTGACGAAATAATATTTGACCAATTCACTTTTGCGGGCGATATGTCACGAATGATTTCAACAGTTAAAACAAAGGTTAAAAAAGTTGATAGCTTCCAAATCAAAGTACAGAACGATACTTTGAATGAACCTTTTGGCCTTTTTGAGATTGGCTTGGAATTTGTCGAGAACGGCAACTTCAAACCTTAAAGGAGATAAGATATGGCTTTTACAAAAATAACTGAATCAGATTTAACCAATAAAGGTGTTATCGGATTACAGAACAAACCTGGCCTTTCAACATCTGCGATGCAAGAAAAACTTGAACAGACTGCGCGTGAAGTTATCATTCCTAAGTTCAACGAGTTATCGGAAGAACTTGATGAGAAATTCGAAGGTTATGTGTCCGTAACAGCAGATGGCATTAAGACTACACAGCAGTTGTTAGATGAATTATTTGCATTGATTGATTCCGATAAGATGACTGCAAGGAGCGTCCTTTTTGATGACCAATCGTGTTATCACACGTTGCAGTTGAGTCCATTAAGATATATTTTTACAAATTCAACCGTATATCAATCATCTCTTAGTGTAAGTTCGATATGGATGGTTGCATCAAGTTCAGTCTGGTATAACATGTATACATCAAACGCCCAAATGACATTCCGTGATTTAAGTAATTTGATTCCAGCTTCGGGAAAAGTATACAAGATTTCGTATTAGGAAGGAGAATAATAAACCATGAAACAGTTAACAACAGCAGGAACCGCGGTGTACATGGCAGTCGGTTCAATTGGCGGAGCAATTGCTTTTCTTATCGGCGGATGGGAAAAGGGTATTCAGACACTTTTAATCTTTATGTTGATTGACTACTTAACGGGGCTTGCACTTGCAGTGCTTAATAAGTCAAGCAAGACAGCAACGGGCGGTTTAAGTTCCAAGGCGGGATTGAATGGACTGTTCAAGAAAGCTGGAATGTTGGTAATCGTTATTATTGCGCAGAGACTTGATGTATTGTCGGGAACCACTTTTATAAAAGATGCGTGCATTATCGTGCTGATAGCCAACGAAGGTTTATCTATTATAGAGAATTTAGGCACTATGGGAGTTCCGATTCCCAAAGTACTTATTAATGTTATAGAAGCATTAAAGAAAACTGATGACCAGTACAAGACGGAAGAACCTATTTCCGATGAGGAAAACAACAATGAAGAAAGTGAGGAAGTGGATTCGTAAGGTGGGAATTGGCGTAAGAAATTTTATGACAAACGCTTACGCGATTATCAAACTGTTTGAGTTATGGATGTGAAAGGAGAGCATATATGCCTGTTGTAATACCTACACTTGACCCCACAAGAGGGGGAACAACAACGAATCCCAAAGGAAACGGCGGCGGACATAACAGCGGTGGTGGCGGAGACCACGGTGGCGGTGGAAAATCCCGTGGCGGTAACGAAGCACCCAAGAGAGAAGAAAAGCAGACACTTCCTGCTGACCGCTGTGCGCGCGTTTAAGTAATTAATGGAATATTTATCACAAACACAAAACACCCTTGAAATCTACCGACTACGGAGACGAGAAGGGTGTTTTTGATGAAAGGAGAACAACGGTGAGCGATAGCAAATTAGTAAGTTACGTTAAATGGTCACCTAACTATACAGCAATGAGTGACAAAGTAAATGATACCGTCACGATTCATTGTGTTGTCGGACAAGTGACAGTCGAAAGACTTGGTGAAATCTTTGCGAAACGTTCAAAGAACGCATCATCCAATTACGGCATTGGTTTTGATGGAAAAGTCGGACAGTACGTTCGCGAGAAAGACCGTTCTTGGTGTACATCATCCGCAAAGAATGACAGCAGAGCAATCACAATCGAAGTTGCTTCCGATACCACACACCCTTACAAGGTAACTGATGCAGCTTTTGAATCATTGATAAACCTTCTCGCAGATATTTGTAAGCGAAACAAAATCACAAAGCTGTTATGGAAGGGCGATAAGTCCTTAATCGGTCAGATTGATAAGCAGAACATGACAGTCCACAGATGGTTTGCAAACAAAGCGTGTCCGGGCGATTACCTTTATGAACGCCACACATTGATTGCCGAAAGAGTAAATCAGTTATTAGGCGTTGCAGAAGAACCAAAGGACAACACAACGTTTATGTATCACACAGTTCGCAAGAACGAATCTATGTCGAAGATTGCAAGCCTATACGGAGTTCCTTTACAGGCCGTTATTGATGCGAATCCGCAGTACAAAAATCCTTCCCTTATTCGTATTGGTGATGTGATTACGGTTCCCGTCAATACAAATATTATCCCTAAGACTTACACGGTTATAAGCGGTGACACACTTTCAAAGGTCGGTCAAAAGACAGGCGTTGATTGGCACAAGATAGCAAAACTTAACAACATAAAGTTTCCTTACCTTATCCGCAAGGGACAAGTTCTTAAATTAACGTAAAGGAGAAAAGAAATGGCATCATTTATGTATCAGCCGGAATCAAAGACATCTAAAAAGACTAACACTTCTACGAATGTCAACTATAAGACATTAGGAAATCAGAAGTCACAGGCTATTGCAAACGCAGCCGCAAATCTGACAAAGAATACAGCACCCGCTACTACCACTACAAACAATGTTTCAAACATCATTAACTCGGTGGCAAGTCAGCAGGCAAAGCAAGCAGCTCAGAACGCTACAAGTCAGTTAAGACAGGCTATTGCTAAAAACGTATCGACTCCCGCATTAGTAGGCGCGTCTATTTCAACACCTACTGTAACAACTACCACACCTACTGTAAGCGATACAAGCGGTAACAATGTTAACTACAACACAAGCGGTAATAGCAACTTGTCTTACTCCGTTTCACAGCCCGCAGTTCAGGCTATTGCTACTCCCACTATTGCAGGCGCAGGACTTGGCGCAGATCCTTACGCAGAAGTATATGCATTGTACGACCAATTACAGCAGGCACAGGAAGAAGCATTACTGAAACAGCAGAACGCACTTGCCGAACAGAAGAGAGCGCAAGAAGAAGCACTTGCACAGCAGAAGGCAGCACGACTTAGTACCTTGCAGGCTAACTACAACAACGCAAAGAGTAAACTTGATTCTTCATTCAATTCTGGTGAAACCGAACTTAATCAGAACGCAGACGAAGCATTAAGACAGGCATACATTAATTCTCAGCTCAATCAGAAGAGACTTAATCAGCAGTTGGCAAGCATGGGTATTACGGGTGGTGCGCTTGAATCAATCCTTGCTAATGCTTATAACACCTATGGTA